AAGCCCCTGTTAATAAAGCATCACCATCATTATCTACTGTTGGTGCAGAAGATTTAGCACCAAGATAACGATCATCAAAACTATCATAACTAGCCGCTGCATTTGTTTCAGATGTAGCAGCGTTAGTAGCTGAAGTAGCAGCTTCACTTGCTTTTGTAGTTGCAGTTGTAGCAGAAGCAGCAGCAGAAGTAGCTGAACTAGCCGCAGCTGTTGCTGAAGCACTAGCATTAGTCTCTGCTGTTTCGGCATCTTCTTGAGAACTTAAAGCTGCACTTGCACTTGAAGCAGCGTTTGTTTCACTTGTTGCCGCATTGGTTGCACTTGTAGCTGCATTAGTTGCTTGAGTTGAAGCAGTCGAAGCACTTGATGTAGCACTTGTTGCAGATGATGTAGCTGAAGTAGCACTAGAGGCAGCACTTGTGGCACTTGCCGCAGCAGCCGTTGCACTAGCAGCCGCTTCAGCAGCTTTATTGGTCGCTACTGTAGCTTCATTAGTAGCATCAGTTGTTGCGTCTCCTGGTCCACCAGGTCCTCTGTAAATAGCCATTATTCGTCCTTATCAAGCCAAGATGATTTCTTTTTGGAAGTTGTTTTAGTTTTAGATTCTGAGACTACCTCGTAGTCTGGGTGTTGTTTCATAGCTTCTACATCATGTTCAGCTATAAACTCAACTGTATTACCTGTTTTTTTACATTTAAATATCATTTGTATCTCCTAAAAGGAATGTCCCCTCAGAACGAGGGGACTCCCAAGCATTAAGCAGGAACTGCTATTGCAAAGCAAGAATCATCACGTAATTCTTTAACACCATAGAGAGTATCTGCTGTGTAAAGAGTACCTAAGTATTCTTGTTTATATTGTGTTTGTGAACGTACACCAACTTGTTCTGCAAGAACTGCTGAATCTTTATGACCCATTAAGCAGATACGAGCAGCACCTGAACCAGATGCAGTATCACAATTAGAAGAAACAAATACAGGAATACCATAAAGGTTTCCGATTTCACCATTACGGATTGTGTTGCCGTTACCAACTTCACCTACAAAGGCTTGTTCTGTGTAACGAGCTAAACCCATTAATGTGTTTCTAGCTGATGGTGGGATTAATAAGAAACGACCATCCATAGGAACATCATTGTCGTCAAGACGTTGAATTGTTCTACGAACAGCAGCATCTGTTAATGCAGCTTCATTGTTAGAAGCAGCTACATATTTTGTAGTGCCGTCTGAACCAATGTAAGCATCTTCATATACATTAGTGCCTGCACCTGTATTAAAGCCACGACCAAGTTGAATTAATGATGTATCAACTTGTTTAGCTAAAGCATAACCTGCATCGTCTGTGTAGAATCTACGCATAGATGAAAGTGCTTGTACTTCTGTAATATCCTCAATCAAACGTGAGTACTCGTAGTGTTTATCTACGACTACAGTAGTTTCTGTCTCTGTAGCTGCAATCAATGTTACTTGAGTTGAAGCAGCTTTTACTGAGGCGTCGCCACGCGTTGGTTTAGGAATGTGTAAGGTGTCGCCTTTTTTACCTTTAAAAGAGATTTTTTTGAATAAGTTAGCTGCTACTAAGTTTTTCTTATAAGCAGCGATAACCTCGTCCGACCAAATCTCAGGAATAAAGACAGCACCAGTGGTATTGGTAACATGATCTGTACCTAGTGCCATGATAGCTCCTTTTCTAAAATGTTAAATTAAACCACCCTTTTTTCTCGGTATGCTGCCATAATCTCTTCAGACATCGCATCATACTTTTCAGGATCGGTTTGCATAAGTTTAATAATATCGCTTCTACGATATTTCTTTTTAGAAACAGATTCAGTATTACCACTACTGCCTACATCTGCCGCTTTTAACTGCTGCTCTCGATCTACTTTAGAGGTCTCAGCAACTTTCTTACTAATGTTTTGGCGGTCTGTCCAATTAGATAATAATTCTTTAGCAGAATCATAATCAAATTCAGTTTCAGCTTTAGTAAATAATTCTGTACGAACTTTAGAAGATTTAATCCATTCTGCAAAGGCAGGATCTTGAACAATCTCTTGTACATTAGGAAACTCAGAGTTAATTTTTGTCAATGTCTCATTACGTTTCATTGACAGACTAGCTTCTTTTGCTTCCTTAATAGAAGGGTGATTGTCAATAGCCCTTTTTACAGCTTTATCAGGATCTGTATAAAAATCTTCTGATGTTACTTCTGTTTCTTTTTCTGTAGTTTTTGAACTAGTTGCCGTTTGAGTTTTAATAAAGTCGTCTACTATTTTACGTAAATCTCCAACTTCAGAACCTTGTTTACCAATTAGCTTTTCAGCTTCTTGGTGCATAGCTACAATGTCCTTAACAGATTTACCTTTATACTTCTCTGGTAGATCATCCTCTGGGTTAGTTTCTTCTTTAGCTTCGGGTTCTGATTCAGGTTGCTCTGATTTAGAGTCCTCAATCTTTTCTTCATCTAGGGAAGAAGCTTCCAATTCATTTTCTAAAACTTCGTCAATTACTTCTGCCATATTATTCTCCTGTGCATTAGCATTATAGGAAAGAAGCTGACTTGGCTATTCATCAGTTTCTTTGCTTTGGCTACGTGATCTATGCTTTTTCTCCCAAGCCATAGCCGCACCTGGAAAGCTTCCTGACCATCCTTCTAAATGAACTCTGGGAGTAGAAATAATTTTACTCGCAGTTTTGCCACAAGAAGGACATGTTAAATGTTGAGTGTATTCTGTCAATTCCTCAAAGTGATTATCACAATGAGAGCAGTGAAACTCAAATAATTTCCTCATTTTGTAAATCCTCGTAAGATTGTTCACTCACTGACTGTAGTGAGAGAATCCATTGAAGTATATCCAACTGACCTTTACGTTTGTGGTATTCTTCTAACGTATCAGTTGAAATAATCTGATTATATTGGTTAAATAGGTTTTGTGTATCTTCTATGAAGTCTTTCCACCCTTTTGTGGACATCATAGAAAACCTTTCTTCGTAATACTTTTGTAGCTCTTTATCTATAGGCATATATTAATAATTATATCACAAAATAACTAGATTGTCAAGCTTGTTTCTGCTGTTGCATCTGCATTTCAACAATTTCTTTATTTTGATCCATATCTTTTTCTTTGAGCATGAGTTCAGCAATTCTTACACGTCTATCAAATTCAGCTTTAATCATATCATCTTCATTTGGTAGATTCGTTGAAATAGCTGTAAGAACCTTAGCTTTAACAGCTTCAGGTTCAAATCTAGCTTCTGTAAGATGTTTAGCAGCCAATGCTTCACGTTCTTTAGCTTCACCCATTGTTTTAGCTGTTTCAGCTTGTGCCTGTTGTAATTGCAACTGCATAGCAGCTTGTTGCATTTGTTGTTGTTCAGGATTAGGCTGCATAGCTTGTTGTAGAGTAACAAGAAGTTGTTCTCTATTTGGTAAGCTAGAGTTTTGTAAAATACCTTGAAGTAAGATTGGAGTAAGTGGACTATCTGGTCCAAGTGTTTTAAGTAGATTAATAAACTGCTGTTGTTCTACTTCACGTGCTAACATACCTAATGTTGAAGCAGGTACAAACTTCCAATCTTGTACGGGGAAGTGTTCTGGATCAAACTGCATAAATCTCCATGCAGCTTTTTCTACAAATGGAATTAAGAATTGATCTTGGAAATTCACAAGTGTACGTTTGTTCTTTTTAAGAATAGTAGCTAGTGTTACAGATAACTCACCACCTGCTGGTGTTGTTGCCATACCTGCTGTATCTAATGTACCTGTGGCTTGTAATAACATAGCTTCAAATGCTTGTGCTGTTTGAATACCACTAGCGTCAGTAGCACCAAACTTAAATGGCATAAGTACTTCAGCAGGATTACCATTAGTTAAAATAGATTTGCCTGGACGCACTTCAAATTTACTACCACGTGGAAGACGTGTGGCATCCATCGCCATCATAGGAACTGTCGTGAGTGCTAAACCATCTAAGTAACTACGAAGTTGAGCATCAATAGCTTTTTGCATATTGAAGCCTTTTTCTGCAATACCACGACCCCAGAAACGATTAGGAACTGTGTCATCTTGATAAGCGACAATAGGACGATCTTTCATCATGTAAGGTGATCGTTCTGCTTTAAGTAATTTAGAATCATTAGCTACAACAACTAATGCT